GAATTAACAAGTGCTTGTAGAGCTTGAACAACAACTTTATGCTGTGCTTTGCGTCCAAAAGTACCTGAACCGTCTTCTTGGTTTGCACTTTCAGTTACCCAACGATCAGCATCATATGCAGCCATTGATTGGCCTAAGCCACTTCCGTATCTTGTGTTGTTACCTGCTGTGTTAATGTAATTCTTTACATATTTTTTAACATTGAATCCACTTCTACGTAGGTTCCATAGCAACATACCTTTTGGATATAGTGCTGGATCAGGAGAATCTGGATCAACATAATCACTTGCTAATAAATCCTGGATATCACCTGCTGTGTCACTATTAGATCCTGCTGTATTGTAACGTGCATCAGCAAATATTATACCATTTTCTGTTGTTTGATCTCCAGTATCAATAATAGCCCAATTATCTTCAGGGTTTGCATTACCGATACCACTATCATATCTATAAATTTTTGGATAGTTTTCTAAATCTGAAGTATCTATCCAAAGATCCCCGTCTACTAGTGCTGTACCATCGCTTTGTTTTGTAGGTGCACTTGCTGTGACAATTGGACCATTTGGATCTGTGTCAGAATATGGACTTGATGTTGCACTTTGTCCGCTTCCACCACTATACAAGTATCCAACAAATTCGCTACCATTATGTACCATAATGTCTACTTCGTCTACAATTGAATTATACCAAAGTGTACCATCTGCTGTAGTTGCTTTTACTTCTGTTGGACTTGCTGTGTAAAAACCTGTACCTGTATCATTTACTGGACTCCATAAACTTGCTTGATACACTAGAGGATTTGCTGTTGCGTCATCTTCAGTTGTACCTGCTTCGTCAAATCTTGTACCTGCATATGTACCTGGTGCGTAATAAAGATTTGGTGTTCCTGTATTTCCATCTACAAACGGTGTAAATCCTGCCGCTGCTAAAACTCCGTCTGTGTCTACAAATTTCATTTCACCACCTAAAGCGTGACTGATACTAATTTTGTTTGTAGCATCAACTGTTGCTGTTACATTTGTAATATTTGCGTTGTTAATAGCACCAGCTAACACAGTTGCATCACTTGCAGCACCTGTATAGTCTGCTGTAACTGTTACAGCTGATTCGAATGCGCTTGATCCATTATCTGTAGTTTGAACAGTAAATGATTGACCGCCACCTGCACTGATTGAGCCAGCAATAATTTTATTGCCAGTAATCACTGTAGGAGCTGCACTTCTTCTACGCTTTAATTTAAATGTTGCTAATGGAGGAGCATCTCCTGCTACATTAGTTTCTACATATAAATCACCAGCTGACAGATTAGCGCCACCGCCTGTTCTATCTAGTTCATATAATGAATCTTCATTATTAGCATATAAAGGAGCACTTTGAGTTTCCCATAATTCAGTGGAAGCATTCCATTTTTTAACAATATAACTTGCACCTAGGTTTGGAGTTGTTGTTTTCATCCAAACACTTCCAGTAGGTCTTGTATAAGTATCTGCTGTTTTCCATTCTGGAACGCTTGTATGTTTGCTTACTTGTAATGCAGGTGGATAATAAGTTCCTGCTGTGATTCCTAGTTCTGTTAGTCTATCGCTATCACCACCAATTAGCAATTCTCCACCAGTTGTAGAATCTTCTGAAGCACTACCTGTCCCGTCACTGTAAATTTCTAAGCGGCCGTCTACAGCTGCTGCTGAAACTCCAGCAATTAATAATCCGTTAATAGTACTTGCAACATTACTTACTGCATCAGCACTGTTTACTGAAACACTTGTGCCATTAATTGTAATAGACGCTGTTCCAGCAAATGTTGGATTTGCATTAGTACCTTGGATTGTAGGCCAACTCTTTGCCCATGCATCAGAGCCAATTAATACCCAAGTTCCTGCTGTGTTTCTATAAAAAATTCTAATTAGAGTTGTTGTTGCAACTACAGCATATGAACCTATACTAGCAACTGCGCCTGAAGGTATATTACCTGCAAAGCCATTTTTATTTACTGTTCCTGTATTTGTTAAATCTGTAGAATCTGTAATTACCACTGGCACTTTGTTAGTAAAATTCTGTCCACCATTTACAACACTTGCTCCATTCCATTCCTGGATCCCCCATAGAGTATTTGCTGTGTCTAACCAATAAGTACCGTCTGCTGGATTTGCTGCTGGAGCAGTTGAAGTTGGTTCTAGTTCTCCTAGATCAACGTTTGCTCTAACTACCCAAGCTCTATTTGCAACTCCTAGAAAAGAATATGCAGCTTGTAATCCATATTCATTTAACTCTCCACCATGTATTGGATTGTTATTTGTATCTGTTTTGAAAATTGGATCACCAAATGTATCTGCTAGATCTCTCTGTGAAGTTAGTAGATAAGGTGTTCCTGCGTTTGCAGCTAGTGTTCCAGGTGCAATACCTGTACCTGCAGCATTTGTCTTGTTAGCCGCTGTTGCGACAAAAATCATTGGTGTAGTACCTGGTTCAGCTGGGGTATAAAAACTTTCGTCTATTACACTGACCTGTACGCCTGGTGATGTAAGTGCCATTATAATTCTCCTATTGTGGACATATGTTTGTTATTATTATTTAGCAAGAAAAAACAAAATCAGTATATCAAAACACTTGAAAAAGGCACCAAAAAGGTGAGCTAAATACAGTATGAGACCATTATGTAAGTGCGGACAACAACCTTGTGCTATAAATTACAAAAAAGGCAAAAGGATCTACTATAGAAAATTGTGCGAACGTTGCCTTCGTAATGGAATTAATCATGGTATTCCTTTATGGCAACAACGAGGTTATGAGAAAAAAGATCTGTGTGAAAAATGTAGTTATACAAGTAAACACTCTGAACAGTTTAATGTATATCACATAGATGGTGATTTGAATAATTGTAGACCAAGCAATTTAAAAACAATTTGTGCTAACTGTCAACGTGTTCTACAGAAGCAAGGAGTTCGCTGGAAGCAAGGCGATCTTTTACCAGACTTTTAAGCATATCAAGAGTGCCACCGTTATCAATAATATGATTGAAGTTTACATTAGCCCAAGCCCATTCTGATTGATGCACTTCTTTAGGTTCTACACCAATATCTTGATACATTCTAAACCAAACAGGATCAGGACCTCTACGTACACGCCATACTTCACCGTGTACACTTTTTAGCATATTTGCTTCATTAGGAAAACGTACATCAGGTATAACAAAATTTACGCCAGGATTTTGCATTATTTTCTTTTTTACTAAACTTACCCAAATACTGTCATCAAACCCTTTACGCATACACTCAGTACCAAATTCTTGAAGCACTAATCTTGGAGTAATTGTTCTACCTGTTTCTGCACTCCAAAAAGGATCACGCTGTTCACGCCACGCTCTGCTTTCATCTGTATCGCCTTCGAGCATAGATCTATCCCAACCAAACACTTCTGCAACACCGTCTTTGAGTTTGTCAGCAAATGATATTTTTGTAAATCCAAAGTCACTAACAAGCATGTCAGCAACAGTGCCTTTGCCACTACCTATTAAACCACAAATACCTATAATCATAAGAAATCCTTCAAATAATATATAGTATATAAGATTTATTTGCCATTGTCAAGTAGTTTTTGGTAGGCTTCTGCAAATCCTTCTTCGTGCAGGTATGCTTCATTGTTATTCCACATACGTTTGAAGTATCCAGGTGCTGATTCTAATATTGTTTGTTCGCTTGCGTCAAGGTGTCCTTTAACCATCCAAAAAAGCCTATGGGCTTCTTTGTGGCTAAACTCTGCCATTATCCTATGGTAAATCCGTAGCCTACACCGCCTGGCACTGCTGTTGAAACTTCTTGTTCAAGTTTTTCCATTTCAGCTTGTGCTTCTGCTTTTAGAGCATCACCGTTCAGTTGTCCACCACCTTGTGGACCTGCAATAGTAGCAAATTTTGAACGTGCTTCTCCTAGCATGTATTTGCATGTTGCAACAGTGTAGTCTTTTAACCACTGTTTTGCTAGATAGTCATCAAGTAGTTGTTCATCTGGACGATAATTGTAGCACAATAGTAATAGTGTTTCTTCTGTTCTTGAACGCTGTAGAATAGTAAGTTTTTTGTTTGCTGTATTCCATTTAAATTCAATAAATGAACCAAACATCCTACCTACAAGTTCTTGGTATTGAGAAAAGAAATCGTATGTAGCAAGTCCGCCCATGTTACTACTAGCTAACAAGTATGTGTTTGTGTAGGCTAAGTTGAATGGTTCAAACAGTGTGCCGCCGTCACCACCTCCTGTGCGTGACCCAATTGATCTACGAAATATTCTTCTTACTTCTACTATTTCATTTGGTAAGGTGTATTCATTTTGATCTATTACAGTCGGCATAAAGAAATAACTTTCTTCTACTGAATTGTCGGATCTTTGACGAAATCTTGATAATGCTTTGCCTAGTGCTGTTTCATAGTGTACAGGATCAAGTTCTACATCAACCATGCCTCCGCCTAACATAGCGTTAACATAGTCAAATACTTCCTGTTTCTTAGTTGCAAGTGTTGCCATACGAAAAGTTCTCCACAAGTATTTATCTTACGCTAAATATGTATATGCCAAGATTATCTTTATATAAACCAGAGAAAGGCAAAGATTACGAATTCATAGACAAACGAATCTATGAAATGTTCACTGTGGGTGGCACAGACATCTTTGTTCACAAATATTTAGGTCCAAAAAACCCAGATGAAGATTCTGCTACAGCAGATCAACCCCGTTATGATGCTGTAAAAGAAACCAACATTCAAGACATGTTGTTTATGGAAAACAGAGATCGTAAATATGATCCAGACATTTATAGCATGCGTGGAATTTATAATGTTCAAGATATAGACTTTAACATGAGTCAGTTTGGATTATTTTTATCTAATGACACACTGTTTATGACTATACACATTAATTCAAGTGTTAAAACTCTTGGTAGAAAAATCATGCCAGGTGATGTAATAGAATTACCACACTTGAAAGATGAACATGCTCTAAATGATTACACTGTTGCATTGAAACGTTATTATGTTGTAGAAGATGTAAACAGAGCCGCCGAAGGTTTTTCACCTACTTGGTATCCACACTTATACAGAATCAAATTAAAACAAATTGTTGATTCACAAGAATTCAAAGAAATACTTGATCTTCCTATGGAAGAAGATAATCCAGGTAGTGGCACACTAAGAGATCTACTATCAACTTATGAAAAAGAAATGCAGATCAACAATGCTGTTGTACAACAAGCAGAAGCAGATGCAGCAAAATCAGGTTATGACACCAGTCATTTCTTCACACTTCAAACAGATGATAACGGTGAAGTTGAACTAGTTACAACTGATACTAACACACTTGATGCAAGCACTCAAAATGAATTAGCAGATAGAGTAATGCAAACACCTGATAGAGAAGGTTATCAAGGTTACTTATTAGGAGACGGTATACCAGGAAATGGAGAAGCATTTGGTCATGGTATTAGTTTTCCTACTGGTAGTGTAGAAGGAGATTTTTTCTTAAGGACAGATTTTATGCCAAACAGATTATTTAGATATGACGGAACACGTTGGGTCAAACAAGAAGATTCAGTTCGAATGACACTTACTAATACTAATACAAGAAGTCACCAGAAAGGTACTTTTGTCAATAACACTAATACAGATACAATTGGTGGCGAGACTGTGCAAGAAAGACAGAGTTTATCACAAGCACTTAGACCAAAGGCTGACAACTAATGCAACATTTCTATGATGGACAGATACGAAGATATATTACTCAAATAGTTAGACTCATGAGTAATTTTTCTTACAAAGATGGTAGTGGTAAATTGACCGAAGTACCTGTAATGTATGGAGATATTACACGACAGGTAGGACATATACTACGAGATAATTCAGAAAACAAAATTCCTAGTGCTCCGAGAATGGCGGTATATGTAACAAGTTTGGAAATGGACACAGCAAGACTAGCGGATAGCAGTTATGTAAACAAATTGAATATACGTGAACGTGCATATGATGCCGATGGCAAAGAGTATTTGAATACCGAAGGCAAAAACTACACAGTTGAAAGACTTATGCCAACACCATATACACTAGGTGTAAATGTTGACATGTGGACTTCAAATACAGATCAAAAACTACAAATACTTGAACAAATTTTAATGCTTTTCAATCCAAGTTTAGAAATACAGACCACAGACAACTATGTTGATTGGACCAGTTTAAGTGTAGTAAATCTAGGTAACATCAATTTTAGTTCAAGATCTATTCCTATAGGTACAGAATCGGAAATAGATGTTGCAACACTAGGTTTTACAACTCCTATATATATTTCACCGCCTACTAAAGTAAAACGTTTAGGAGTTGTGACAAGTATTGTGCAAAGTATATATGACGAAAGCAAAGGCACAATTGAGCTTAGTAATAGTGTTGTACAAGGTCAACAAGCAGATTCTGATATCCCTAGTGCAGATATTAGAACATCAGTGTCAATAACTCCTACAGGTACTATAGCAACTAGTGAAAATAACAGAGATGTATTTAGAACAGATGCAAGCACAGTAATAACTAACACCTACAAAGATTATGATTTACTAGT